CCGGTTCTCCACGCAGCGAGTCCCCTATTGTAGATGGTCTTCACAGTCTTCAAAGGTATCCCAGTAGCCTTCGAGATCTCTGGGAGAGACTTGACCTCCGGTCCATACTTTTTCCTAAACTTCTGGGTGTAGGAGGAGGTGCGGGTCTTGACCCCACTGTCTGTTTTGAAATCTTTGTAGTCCCTCTTGAGCATCTTCTTGTAGCGGGTCTCGACCTGCCCCAAGGTCTCAAGTCCCCTGAAGTACTTGAGGGGTGCATAGATTTTGCCCTCGGTTTTCCGCAACTGCCCAACCTTCTTGGTGATTTCGGCGTCTGAGAGAGGCATCGTACTTTTTACTGAGAAATTTTACAGCGGTGTGGATATCTGGAAACAGGTGATTCCCAAACTTTACACGCCCTGTCGCGGGGTTGTAGTACCCCTTGTATTTAAGAAATTGACATCGATGCATTTCACCCATATAAAAAATACAAGATTATATTAGTGAGATAGGATGGGGCTTTCGATAATTATGGGAAATATGTTTTCAGGTAAAACTTCCGAGTTAATCAGACGACTTAAGCGTTTAAAGATCATTGGTAAGAAAATATTGGTTGTCAACTCAGCCAAGGACACCCGATCTCCAGATGAAGTTTTGAAGACCCACGACAATGTAAAGTTTGATTGTTTCAAAGTCTATGAGCTTTTCGAACTCATAAACAAGGAGGAGTTTAATAACGCGGACACCATAGCTATCGATGAGGCTCAATTCTTTCCCCGTCTTAAGAAGTTTGTGGAGTGCTGCATGTGTGTAAATAAAAGTGTAATCATAGCAGGTCTCGACGCAGATTCATTTCAAAATAAGTTTGGGGAACTTCTAGATTGTGTCCCAATAGCATGCGAAGTCACCAAGTTGTCCGCTCTCTGTATGCGCTGCAAAGATGGAACGCCGGGGCCCTTCACCAAAAGGATTGTAAAAAATCAGGAGCTTGAACTCATCGGTGGAAGTGATATGTACGAAGCAGTGTGTCGTAATCACCTATGAACATCGAGGATAAGTAAAACTCTCCGACCAGGTCCAGTCTTGTCGAGTTCATGGTACCGTCCATGATCGAAAAAGAAATCTTCACCCTCGTTTTGAACGAACCCACCCCTATCAGTATACAGTGTGCAATCACCATCACCCTGTATAGTGAGTTGATACCTCAACAGTTCATTAGACTCCGCCCTATGTGGGTGTAATACCATGGGTCCCTCTATCACAGCGAATGTGGCTGTGTCTTTATAAATGCATGGTATCTGATTAACTAAGCTGTTTAACAAGGGGAAGTCTTTTACTTTGTAGTAATAATACCCACCATTCTTTTCAAACCAAGGATCCAAGTCATGGTAATACTTCTTCTCCAGTGTTGGTGACACTTTTCTGAATTCTTCGCATATCTTATTGTAGTGAAGTTTCACAAGTAAAAGTCCAGGATAATTTTTCACGTCGTGTTCGGAAAACCCGTGTATAACATCCCTGAATGTGTTTTGTATTCCAAGGAGGGGTCTCCAGGGGTTCGTAAAGTATAGTCGATCGATGGGGGCCTTGAGATAATCATACAGAACCATGAGTACGGTCAGTGTGACCATCTCTTTCCACATTATTTTCTCAGTATATAATAAAAATGCCCGGATACGGCAAGCGTGAATATATGGACCCAGCCCCCGAACCCACCCCCGAGGTTGAAACCGTCGAGAAGCGTTTCAAGATGCCCAAGATGCCCAAGGTGACCCTCGTCCAGGTCATACTGATTGTTTTGACTCTTTTCTACGTGTGGACCACCCGCAAGATGAACAACTGGGTCGTTGGCATCGTCGCCGTCGTCGTTGGTCTCCTCCACATGTATGACCACCTCTACCGCGTGCAGCGTGGCCCAGAGCACCTCTTCTTCCTCCCCAAGACGGAGAAGTATGGCTGCATGGCGTGCAAATAAATCTATGTAAAATATAAGTATGCGCGTCAAAATTGTTCGTAGCCCTGATCGTAAGAAGAAGTTCAGGGCGATACTAGAAGACGGCAGGACTGTTGATTTTGGTGCCAGTGGATATTCAGACTACACCAAACACAAGAATCCTTCACGTATGCGTTCGTATGTGCTCCGCCATGGTGGTCGGGTACCGAAGCGCACAGTAGCAGAGAGAGAACCCGATAAGATTCAAAATATGATGCTCGATGTCACATCAAGTGACAAGGAGAACTGGAAATTGAGTGGTATAGGTGGGGCTGGTTTCTGGTCTCGTTGGTACCTATGGAGTTTTCCCACATTTGAGGGTGTTCGCGGCTTTATGAAAAAGAGGTATGGGGTGCAGATCATTGACTAATCTCATCCATTTTATCAAAAAACGCAACCATAATGTCGAGGGTTTTATATTTTTCCAAACCCAAATAACTTTGAATTAGATCCTCCAACCCTGTAAAAAAGCCCGTCAATTTCAGCTCATCTTCCTCTTCTTCTGTAAATGAATCAATCTCATTGATGTAGTGTGACAACGTTGTCCGAACTTTGACAACATTTTCACCCTTCCAATTATCGAGAATTTCTTTGACTTCATCCAACTTGAAACGTGCTACACATGCATCGATTATACACTGCTTTGAAATAAAAAGTAAATCTCGACAGGTGTCTCCACCGATATACTTTCGGAAAATGTCATCGATCGATGTGATTCCCTGTATAGAAAAAATTCTTTCTTGGGGTTTAAGATTTGCTTTGTAAAACGTCCTCGAGAAATCGTTCATTATAGATATAACATCTTGTGTAGTCATGTTATCATTTTCCCAGTCATTGGGGATCTTTTTGAGTTGGTTGAGTTTAAATTTTTTTATGACGTGTGGTTCAGTTTTGGGAATGAAACCCAATTCAAACAGACACACTACGATAAGTGGTATGATCATGATATATAGCTTAATCACCTCTTTTTTAACTTAGAAAAATGTGTATATTTGTGTTCATGACTACTGACGAACTTGTACGACAGGTTCTCCTACCACAGATCATACAACTCCAGATTGAAGTTGCGGCATTACGAAAACACACATGGCCCTACGTCCAAGCTCAAAAGGAACACAACCAGTTAGACGACATCGAGGCTAAGAAGGACTTTGTCAAAAGCCTCGATGACGATACAATCAGGGAATTAATAAATCTAAAGGCAAAGTTTTCTGGGAGTTCTGGTTTCCAAAAGAGAGAATACGATTCCCTTAAGAACCATTTTTGTTAGAAAAAATCATCTGTTCGGTACATCTTAACATCAAATGAACCAGTCTTTCCAGTCACCGAGACTGATTCATTTCCATAGAGCTCCTGGCACCCAATGTCGTCCACACAATCACGACCATCTATGCTCACAGGGATGGGGTACAAATTTTCACCCCCTGTAGTTGTGTAATAGTGGTACCTATCACGGCGACCACGGACCTCCTTACCGTATAGAGGGAGGGTTTCCTCACCTTCCCCGACGAGGAGACCCATCTGTTGCATACGACCAGGTTTGTATGTCTTAATTGGTGGTCCTCTAAACTCTGGCTCGCGTTCCTGTTGAAATCGTCTCTGGGGGCGTGGTGGAACCTCGACGGGAACCTCAACGGGAACCTCAACTTCAACTGTTCGAGGATACATCCACATGTAACCCACGATGATGACGAGCAAAATCAATGAAACCCACATTGTTTGAATCTTAGTCTTATTCTTCATATACTATAGGTGAGATCTTTATTTTCTACACTATGAAAAAGTTCTAGTTACGATCAGTCGTATATAAACAAAGCTTCCTCTGGGTCCCAGTAATCGCGCTCGCGTATAGGGGCCTCAAGTTGCCTTAACCTGACCTCGACCTCCCTACAAAGCACCTCCCATCTGTCCATCTTGTCCTCCCCCTCCGCGAGCTTTGACCTAGCGTTGTCTATGTACTCGTTCCATTTCCTCTTACACTCTTCCTTGTACTCATCATAAATCTTCTTCTCAAAGGTGGGAAGCTCTTGGAGTGTTTTGAGTGAAAGTTCGTCATAGTAGACGAATCCACGTTGAGCACGGATAATCTCCCCCTCGGTTCCAATTTCCAACACAATTGTCCGAAGTCCATGTTCCACCAGGTTTTTCCAAGACCAGGACTTGGAGTCGGTCGCGGTAGTAGATATATGACCAATGAGTTCCCCTGCATCACCACCGGGAGCCCGATGGGTGTTCTTCTCACACCAAGCTTTGATAGCCTGACTCTTTCGAGACGCGGTCATACGTTTGATGGGGGTCCATATACTATTCGCTCGCTTTTCCCACTTCTCAACAAACTTGTTCTCATCGTGCATCTTATTCACGTAATTCCGAAGCTGGTCTTTGAGACGTCCGATCTCGATGGCCCTAGCGTTTTGTCGTTCTTCTATGGCTTCCCGCGTCATACCAGATCGGTCCGGTGGAGCCTCATAGTCACTGTCACTGTCATCGTCGGTGTCAGTATAGTAGAACGGATCTTCCCACAACGGTCTATCATCGGTGAGTCGATCGTTAATGCGTTTCATTTTATCAGCCATCTCCAGATAGATGCCATCAGGGATCTTACTGGAGATTTCATCGAGACATGACATAAGACTTTGAAGATCTTCCATTTTGAAATATTAAAATTTCAAATTTTAGCATCTACTTAGGTTTATTTAAAGAAAATCTTTGACATAAAGACATGAAGGTCCTAGCCATAGATATAGGATTTCACAATATGGGTCTCGTCCTCGCTGAGTGTGGGAATGGACCGGTGATAGAAGTTGAGTACATGAAAAAGGTGAGTTTGGAAGACTACAAATACATTTACAGTAATGACTTTGTTGACTTGGTTCCTTTATTTGTAGATGACCACAGAGATGTGTTTGACAAGGCTGAGAGAATCCTCATAGAGAGACAACCACCCCAAGGCTTTACGAATATTGAGATTCTGCTACACTATATGTTCAAAGATAAGGTTCTGTTAATTTCACCCCTGACTATACACGCACACTTTGGGATGGGTCATTTAAACTACGAGGAGCGGAAGGAGCGCGTTCTCGTAAAGATGGGGAAGTATATAGACTTGGATACGATTCCGTATGAGAGGAAACACGATATAGCGGATGCGTATTGTATGCTTTTGTATTACAATTTTAAGAGTAGTGTCCACTTTTTTGATCGATTTCGTTTCTCCCGTGGTTCTACCACGTCAGAGGTGGAGGAAACGTGATGCGCACCCGAAACGTCCATCATGCTTTGGAAAGACGGATTTTCTTTATCTCACTTAGATCATTAAAAAACCTATCAAAGTGCCCCAACCTGTATTGTACAAAGGCCCATAAAGCGAAAAAAACGGTTTTGGTGAACTTACTCGCATCGTTATCATCCATCTTGTAGATTGGACCAACGACACGACCGATAAACGTTTCATCCTTTTTTTTACCCGTGAAATACATTTCAGCCTGTGTCATGGCACATGTGTCATCATTTACTGACCAATGATAAAATAGGAAGGGTATCAAAATCGAATAGAACTCAAGGTTTCTCTGATTATTTGTAAATGGAATAACTAATATACCTATCAGAAAAATAAGATGAATCAGAAAAATTATATTCATCTATTATATAATGACCGAAGAAAAAAAGATTTCCAGAGAGGATATGCGCTTGTCATGGACGGATGGTCATGAGAATATACTGAAGCAGTGGGGTGAGGCCTCCGCGTGCTATAGGTATATGCACCATCGCGCGTTTTTCATATACAGACGTTCTAGTATT